ATTGTGCCGGACTGCGCCAAGATCGACGGGCTATCCGAGTCGGTTGACTGGCAAAAGTCCGAGTTTGATAACGGAACCAGCATTACCGAATATCTGCGCGCACGCACTACCGCTGACGTTCGATATACAATGTCGTGGAGAGCGACCACGGCGGCGGAGCGGTACGAGTTACTGCAATGGTTACACTCCAGGCGGGGAAGACAAAAAGCCTTCTGGCTGTCCAGTCGGGGCCATGATTTTGAATTAGCGACCGCCACCATCAGCGGCACATCCATTGTGGTGTTCCGCAGACCAGGATTAACGGCGCTGGATTTGGCGGATTTTCATATTGATATAACCAATGCGGCGGGCGTCAGCATTTACCGTATGGTTACGGCGGTCACGGTCACGTCATCCGTGGGTGGCAGGCCAGCACTTGCCCTGACGATTAGCGCGTCAGCGAGCGTATCAACCCCGCGACGGATCAGCATGATGCGCCTAACGCGCTTTGACGCGGACAGGATAGAACTGGATCATAGGGCGGGCGAGGGGATGACCGTTAAAGTGCCCTGCATAGAGGTTGCTGCATGAGTTACGCGACAATTGACGTATCCGTACAGGACGGTACGCCAGAATACCGGCTGTTATTCCAGCAAGGTGCTACAGCCTTTCGCTACACCAGCAGGCCGGAAATAGTATCGGACGGGGTAAATACATGGCTACCTGCCGCGATAAAGACGACTGAGGTTTCGCAGTCCAGCGAGATGGCAAAAGACCCTGTTACCATGCGAATGCCGCGTGACAACGCACTGGCGCAGACATTTATCAATGGCGCGCCTGATGATATAACTCTGGTGACAATCTTCAGAAGCCATATCGGTGATGACGTAGTACAGACTTATTGGAAAGGGCGCGTCGCGGGGTTTAGTGTTTCAGGCGATGAAGCTGAGATAGTTTGCGAGAATATATTTACATCCCTACGCAGATCAGGACTGCGGGCGCGCTATCAGAGGGGATGCAGGCACGCACTGTACAGCACAGGCTGCGGTATGGTCTTGGCTAACTTTGCGGTAGAGGCGACGGTGTCGGCAGTGTCGGGGCTTGAGGTAACTTTTACGCTCGATGAGGATTCTAACGGATTTGTCACCACCTCCAATGGAACGGTGCAGGCCGTGAGTGGTTATTTTACCGGCGGCATTATGCAGGCAGCAGACGGGATGCGGTACATATCCAGCCATGTCCCGGGTACGCTGACCTTGATGCAGGCTTCAAATTCGCTCGCGGAAGCGATATTAGGTGGCCCGCAATCCGTGACCCTGTATCCTGGTTGCTCGCACACCATTGCGGACTGCCGGGATAAGTTTAGCAACCTGATCAATTTTGGTGGCTTCCCGTGGCTTCCATCAAAAAACCCCTTTGCCAATAACGTAACGGGGAGCATTACTTAATGTGGTATTTTATCGCCTTTGCTGTTTTGCTGGTTGCAACCTATGCGCTGGCACCCAAGCCGCCAACAACCCCGCCCGCCGGTCTGGATACCATCAAAGCGCCTACGGCAGAAGAGGGCCGAGAGATACCAATACTCTTTGGAACGCGCAGGATAAGCAGCGCAAACGTTGTATGGTACGGCGACTTGCGGACCACGGCTATCAAGGCTAAAGGGGGCAAGAAGTGATTATTACGATGCGTGATATACGCAGGGCCAAAATGTGCAGCGTCGGTGCGCGTGCGTTTTTTATCCGGCATGGCTTAGACTGGTCTGAGTTCCTGAAATCAGGCATACACGCAGACAAGGTTCTGGCAACGGGTGATGCTATGGCGCGCAGGGTCGTGGAGGTAGCCAGTGGGGAGCGGTAAGAAACCAACCATAGGCTATAAATACCACATGGGCATCCACATGGCGCTTTGCCATGGGCCGGTGGATTATGTGCAAAAAATATACGTCGATGGGCGTCTGGCCTGGTCTGGAAATTCAACAGGTGGTTCGATCTATGTAGATGCCGAGGATTTGTTCGGCGGCGAAAAGAAAGAAGGAGGTGTATCCGGCACGGTAGATTTAGAGTTTGGCGAGTCTACGCAGGGCATTAATAGTTACTTGTCAGGACAGTTAGGCGCGGATACGCCAGCGTTTCGCGGCGTCATGTGTGCGGTGCTGAATCAATGCTATCTTGGCAACAACCCCTATTTAAAACCGTGGAGCTTTGAGCTATCGCGCATCCATGTGATAGAAGACGGAACAATGCAATGGTATGACGCGAAAGCGGAAATACCCCGCGACGTTGATACATTCCCTCTCACAAGCATAATTGCTGTAGACGATTATTTTGATGCGCTAATATTAACCCTGCCAGATAGCACTGATTATTCACAAAGCGTGGCCGTGTGGCCCTCTTATCAAGGGCCGTTTGGAAACGCGGCGCACCCTTACCCGCACGCAGATTACCCGGCCCCGACTACATACGTCCCGTCCGGTTCTGACCTCCATAAAATATGGCTTAGAAAGTCCTTTACCCTTTCGGGGCTGGCCCCGGTAGATATTCAAATCAAGGGCGATAACTACACCCGCGCATGGTGGAACGGTGTGGAAGTGTCACTTAGCGGCGGCGGTTTTCCCAACTTCATAAGTGTTGCAACAATAAATCCAACGATCACAAATAACACGTTAATGGTCAGTGTTGAGGATACACCGGCAGATATACCAGCCAATAATTATGTATATGCGGGCGTCATTGCCGATTTAAGGAGTGGCAGCTCAACAAGTTATGATATGAATCCCGCGCATATTATCCGCGAGGCGCTCACGCAGTCATGGGGGCTTGGGTATCCTGAATCGGATATTGACGACGATTCTTTTATTGCCGCAGCAGATACGCTATATGATGAGCTTATGGGGATTTCAATCCTATGGGATAAAGAAATTCCGCTAGAGGATTTTATTTCACAGATTACCCAGCACATTAACGCAGTGCTATATGTATCGCGCACCACGGGCAAATTTGTATTAAAACTTATCAGGGATGATTACACGGTTGGCAGCCTGCTGGTGCTGGATGAGACAAACGCGCAAATGGCAAAAAATGCCAGCAGGCCGACAATAGGCGAGCTTGTAACCTCGATTACGGTACAGTTTACGGATACAGGCGCAGAGGATGAGCCGGGCAGTGTCATAGTGCACAATGAAGCACTTATCCAAATGCAGGGGGTAGACAGAGGCGCTACTGTACAATATCCCGGCTTTACTAATCGCAGTATTGCCACCCGTGTCGCATTGCGCGACCTCAAGGCGCTATCTACTCCGCTGCTCAGTGCAGAAGTTACGGCAAACAGGGAAGCCGCTGCACTAAACATCGGCGACGTGTTTGTGCTTAACTTTCCAGAGCAAGGGATTAATAGCCTGGTTATGCGGGTGCAATCTGTATCTGTAGGTGATGGTCTTGATAATTCTGTTTCGATAGGGTGCGTAGAGGATGCGTTTAGTGCGCCACCCGTTAGTGTTGTGACTGACGACACAATACGGTGGACTGACCCGCTAACAATACCGGCTGAAGCCGCCGACCCTCGCCTTATCATAGAGACGCCATATTATGAATTGGTGCAGTCACAAGGCCAGCTTTCGGTTGATGCAGCCCTAGCTGACGATCCCGATCTTGGCTATATGGCCGCAACTGCGGGCAGGCAGGGCGGCGAATTAAACGCTAACCTTCTTGTGGATTCCGGCGCTGGGTATGTGGACTCCGCAGTACTGGACTTTGCCGCCTATGCAACGCTTTCCATTGACGCGTGGTACTCCGATGCAAACTTGTACTACACAAGCGGCAAGGATTTAGACGTACCGGTGTCGGGCGATCTGGCGCAGATCGGTGATGAGATAATACGCTTTGATGCGTTAGGCACAGATTCTAACGGTACATTTATGACCGTTGGCCGTGGCGTGCTAGATACAACACCGGCCGAACACACGGCAGGCGCAAGTATTGTGTTTTTTGATCTGGCGTCTGATGAGGTGAGATACACGGCAAGCGACTCGGTTGACGTAAAAATTCAGACCACGACAGGATCATCTACCAGTTCTAGCGAGCCAGTGGACACAGTCATAATGGACTCACGCGCTATACGCCCCTATGCGCCTGGCGACCTCAAGATCGACGGCTTTTCTTATGATCCATCTGCGGTTTATGATGATGAGGCCGTATTGACGTGGAAGCACAGGGACAGGTTACAGCAAACCAGCGGGGTCATATTTGACTACACAGACACCAATATCGGGCCTGAAGCCGGAACCACTTATATTGTAAGGGCCGGTTTAATTGATTCGCTAGGTGTCGAGGTGGATTTTGTAGATGAAAATGTCGGTAATGTCTTAACGTATACCCACGCATTTTCTGACGGAACATTTACGCCGTCACCCATAGAGCGCCAGGTTCGGTGGAGGGTTTACGCAATACGCGGCGGCTATGAATCGTGGCAGCCCGCGCAACAAACAATAATAGCGCCTGCCGTTTTTATTGATAGCAATTCGATGCCATGGTCGCCAGCGGATATAACAACAGCTTTATGGTTAGATGCGTCTGACGATGCCTCTTTAACCTATTCTGGAACGGTGCTGGAATCGTGGAACGACAAGAGTGGTAATTCAAGGGATGCAAGCCAGAGTACGTCCGGGTTCCGTCCCGCTACTGGCACACAAACGATTAACGGGCTGAATGTTATAGATTTTGACGGGGTAGACGACGGCCTATTGTTTAGCGGTGCCACCCTTAACGGGTTGACGCAAGCGACTATATATTACGTTCTGCGCGTTGATAACGACCCTGCTGCTACCGCCAATTCCGCAGGCTTTCATACGCTGACAGGCACGAATAGCATGAGCGTCCATTCACATTACCCCTACAGCGACGGCATTATATACGACGCCTTTGGGTCAACGGTTCGCAAAACCGTCGGCAATCAGACAAAGTCTTTAGCGTCTACGCGGATTTATGCAGCGCACAGTAGAACGAATAGCTGGGAGGCATGGCTTGACGGCACAAGCATTTATTCCACGGGTACGAACACGTTTGATATTGACGGATCGAACCGCCTTGGTATGTCGCTAAACGCTTCCGGGGCGGTGGGTCATTTTTACAAGGGTATCTTTGCGGAAATTATAGTTACGGAGGGCAGTGGCGCGCCAGCGGATCGTGAAATAATCGAGGGATACTTGGCGCACAAATGGGGCCTTGCGGCAAATCTTCCTGGTTCTCATCCTTATAAAAACTACCGGCCCACAGTGCAGTCAACTTAATAGATTAAAATTGTCTGCGGACAGGGCCATGCTCATTCTCCGTCCAATCTGTGTCCATTGTGGGTGATAGGTAGCCTTTGAGCCTTTCGACTTCGGCCTCCAGCTTATCAATGTACGGGGCAATACACTCAGAGTGAACGCGCTTATTCCAGTTGTTTACCAGAATAGGCTCGTTGCAATTGTGGCATATCGTGAAACCCATTGCGCGGTATTGTTCCGTTGTTAGTGGTACGCCGCCACAGACGAATACTTTAACCTCTCGGCCAGTCGCAGATTCTAATAAGCCTTTGATGTTATCGGTATGCTCACTCATTTCCCTTCTCCTAGATAGCCCGCAGCGCGGAATATACCAAGCCAGCCTGTATCTTCCATTGTATCGTCAGGAACATAGTGTCGGTACATATCGCAGCCTACCTCTGCCACCTTCTCCAGCTCCGCTATGCGCTCCTGCATGGCGAGGACTTTTGTGTGAACGGTTGTATTTTCTTCGGCTAAGTCATAATTAAATTCAACCGCCTCCTTGTGAGCCTTTTTCACAGCCGCTAGGTCATCATATAGGCGTGCTATTAACTCTCTATACTGCTTACATTCTAGCGCCAAGTCTTTTATAACAGTGTCATTTGCGAAGTTTTTTAATTTATTCATCGTCGTCCCTTCTAATATCTTCTAAACGAAGTTCTACGTCTCGATTTGGGTCGTAGCTGGCGCAGTCATCTGACAAACAGTTTTCCCATCCCTCGACACCTTCCGCAGCGGGGCACAACGTAAACGGACGCTTACAGGTTTCGCAGACGTGATACGAGACTGGCGTGCCAAATTCGTTAACCCATCCCTTGCATTGCGGGCACTCAAGGGCCTTGGCTATTTCCGGCCACACACCTACCCACGGGCGATTGCAGTGGCCACACGTAATGGTGCCTACGCGGTGAGGACGTTGGCTATCAAGCTCTATGACATTATTCATTCGGAGCGCCCGGTTCTGGAAAGGGCAATGGCGCTCGCTCATAATTTACGGTGAAACTAGACATACTCATGGGGAATAACTGCCCATCGCTGCACGTTACAAGCATCTCTCCCCGAAGGAACTTTAATGATCCTCCGCTTGAACACGGAACCAAATAGCAGTCATCGTTTTCGTGCGTGATAGCGTGACCCTGATACCGGAATGACCAAGGCATACCATTAACAATGTTTCCTCCGTTGTCTATTCCATGCTGAACAAGCTCGTCAAAAGTGACGGCTTCAACTGATGCGTTTCTTTTGTAATACTTC